CCACTTTGCACATACTCGGGGGACTAGCGCCCCCGGTTGATCTTCCGCAGCAGTTCGTCGCGGTGTGCCTGAGACGTGCTGATCGGAGCCACCGGACCGACCGATCCTCGCTGCGGTGACGTAGCGGTCCAGGCATCTCGCAGCCAGTCACGGATCAGGCTGCTGATCGTCTGCTTCCGAGCCTTCGACTCGGCGAGCAGGGTGCTCCATTCCTCATCCGACAGATAGACGATGCGCCGCTTGTAGGTACTCATGCGGTGCACGGTACACGGTGCACGGTGAACATGGGCAGACAGGAATACGGATATGCGACCAAGCGAGTCGCCGACACATCGCCCGGCCCATGGAAGTCGTGGACGAAACTGTCCCGCTGGGGTCGCGCCATCCGCTTCATCGAGACCTACTGCCGGCCACCCAAGGGGCAGGGCCATGGGCAACCGCTCAAGCTGGCGGACTTCCAGAAGGAGTTTCTGGAGGAAGCCCTGGCGGACGGCATCGACCTGTCGGTGCTTGGCACCCCGCGCGGTAACGGCAAGAGCACCTTCGGCGGCGCGCTGGCGGTGTGGGCCACCTTCGACGATGACGAGACGGGCGCCCCGCAGGTGCCCATCGTAGCGACCACCATCGGGCAGGCGATCCGCTCCTGCTACGGCGTGGCGGCCTCGATGGTCAAGAAGGAACCGCAGCTCCTGTCCCGGTCGCTGATCTACACCGGCATCGCCACCCCGCGCATCAGTGTTCCCTTCAACGAGGGCGAGCTGTTCCCGATCAGCAACGACACCGATGGGCTGCAGGGTCTGGACTACTCCCTGGCCATCGTGGACGAGATCGGCTTCCAGCCCATCGAGAGCTGGGACTCCCTGCGGATGGGGTCAGGCAAGCGGTCCCGCTCACTGGCCATCGGGGTCGGGACGCCCGGCATCGACCGCGACAACGCGCTGACCCATATCCGCAAGGCGGTCAAGGAGGGAGCCACCCTGCCGGGACTGTACTTCCGCGAGTATGCCGCGCCAGACGGCTGCGACTTGGAGGACCGCAAGGCGTGGCGCATCGGCAATCCGGCCATCGAGGCTGGCTTCCTGCGCGAGTCGGCGCTGGAGACCGACGTGGCCATCACGCCCGAGGGTCACTTTCGTATCTTCCGACTCGGCCAGCACTACGAGGGCGTGGACTCCTGGCTGGGACCGAACGGGCGCCCATTGTGGGACGCGCTGCAGGATCCGTATGACTTCGTGGCCAATGCCCCGACCTGGGTCGGCGTGGACGTGGGCATCGTGCGCGACTCCACTGCCGTGGTGGCGATCCAGCGTGATGACCAGGACGTGATGCGGGTGACCGCCCGCTTCTGGCTACCAACCCCCGGCGAGCCGGTGGACGTGACCGACGTGATGGGCCACCTGCGCGAGCTGGCCACCGCCTACGACGTACAGGCCATCAGCTACGACCCGCGACTGTTCGATGTGCCGGCCAAGATGCTCGATGACGAGGGACTGCCGATGGTGAGGGTTGACCAGAGCCCGGAGAAGATGACCCCCATCTGCGGCGGGCTGCTGGAGATCATCAAGCGTGGCGAGATCCGCCACGACGGCGACGAGGTGCTGACCACCCACGTTCTCAATGCCGTCCCGCGGCTCAACGGTCGCGGCTTCACTCTCCAGAAGTCCAAGAGCCGGGGTCGCATCGACGGCGTGATCGCGCTGGCGCTGGCGGCCGACCTGGCCGTCCATCCCGAGGAGGCACAGGCGCCGATGGTGATGTACCGGTGACCACCCGCCTGCTCGCCATCGCTTCGCTGTTGACCGGATCCATCGTTGTGCTGGCCGGGCTGGCGCTGATCTATCCACCCGCCGCCCTGGTCGTGGGCGGTCTGGGCCTGATCGGGCTCGGGTATGAGGAACTGAGGACCAGAGCATGAGCCTGCTGCGCGCCATCTTCGGTGGCAACCGAATCCGCTCTGGTCAGCCGTTGTCGCTGGACGAGTACGTCTCGCTGTTGTCTACCTTCGGCGGGCTGAACCTCAACACCACCATCAACAACAAGGTCGAGGAGATCGACGGCAGTTTCGCCGGCATCCTTGCCAACGCCTACAAGTCCAACGGTATTGTCTTCGCCTGCGTCCTGACCCGCCAGCTTCTGCTGAGCGAGGCGCGCTTCCAGTTCCGCCAGCTACGCAACGGCGAGACCGGCGATCTGTTCGGGAATCCTGACCTCGACATCCTGGAGCACCCCTGGCCGGGTGGCAGCACCTCCGACCTGCTGACCCGCATCAGCCAGTACGCCGACCTGGCTGGCAATGCCTTCATCGTCAAGCGTCCACGACGGCTGGCCGTGCCCCGGCCGGACTGGGTCACCATCATGCTCGGCAGCCCCAATGACCCGGACGTGGACGGCGAGGACCTGGATGCTGAGGTAGTCGGCTACCTGTACCACCCCGGCGGCAAGTATTCGGGCAAGACGCCGATCAGCCTGCTGCCGGAGTTCGTGGCGCACTACGCGCCCATCCCCGAGCCAGGTGCCTACCGAGGCATGAGCTGGATCACTCCGGTGCTCAACGAGGTCATGTCTGACTCGGCGGCGACCGAGCACAAGCTCAACTTCTTCCGCAATGGCGCCACCGCCAACATGGTGGTCAGCCTGCCCGAAACGGCTCGGCTGACGCCGCAGACCTTCCGCGAATGGGTGGAAGCCTTCGACCAGGACCACAAGGGCGTGACCAACGCCTACAAGACCATCTACCTGGCCGGCGGTGCCGACGCCAAGGTGGTGGGTACCGATCTAAAGCAGCTCGACTTCAAGGCCACTCAGGGAGCCGGTGAGACGCGCATCGCCATGGCTTCGCGGGTTCACCCCGTGGTCCTGGCCGCGTCCGAGGGGATGCAGGGCTCCAGCCTCAACTCGGGCAACTTCAATGCCGCCAAGCGGGCCACCGCCGACATTCTGCTGCGTCCCACGTGGCGCAAGGTGTGCGGCACATTGGAGGCCATCCTGCCGCCGCCGCCGTCCTCGCAGCTGTGGTTCGACGAGAAGGACATCCCGTTCCTGCGCGAAGACGTCAAGGACGCGGCAGAGGTCCAGTCACTGCGCGCGACGACCATCAACACCCTCATCACCGCCGGCTACAAGCCCGATGCCGTGGTCGAAGCCGTGGAGGCCGAGGACCTGTCGCGGCTGAAGGGCCAGCACACGGCTCTGTTCAGCGTCCAACTTCAGCCACCCAACTCAACTACGACCCCCTCCAGTAACGGCAAGCCTGCAACCCCGGTTCCAGTAGGAGACTCCGCATGACCGTCGAGACCGAAACCCCCATCCGTCGTGACCCGCCGCTGCGTGAGAACCTGCTGCGGGCACTGCCCGGCGTGGAGTTCCGCGCCAGCGAGCCGGCCGACGATGGTCGGATCGGCACGCTCGTGGGCAGGCTGGCCACCTATGACGACTGGACCGAGATCAACTCGGTGGTCGAGGGCCACTTCATGGAGCGCACCTGGCCGGGTGCTTTCTCCAAGACCTTCGCCGAGAACCGAACTCGGATGCAGGTGCTGTATGACCACGGGCAGGACCCGGTCATCGGCACCAAGCCGCTGGGGCCGCTGGAGTCGATCGTCGAGGACGACCGATCGGTGGACTACGTCGCGCCGTTGCTGGACACGTCCTACAACCGCGACCTGCTCCCCATCCTGAAGGCTGGCCTGCTCGGCTCGTCCTACCGGTTCAGCGTCCCCAAGGACAAGGACGAGTGGAACTACCGCGCCGAGAAGTCGGACTTCAACCCGCTCGGCCTGCCGGAGCGGACCATCCGCGAGGTCAAGGTCATCGAGTTCGGCCCGACGCCGTTCCCGGCCTACGAGAACACGTCATCAGGCGTGCGCTCGACCACCGACGAATACCTCAAGCGCCAACTGGCCGATCACACACATGAACCTGTCCGAGCCGAGGAAGCCCCTCACTCGGACGCTCCCGCCGAGGGAGAACCCGCCGAGCAGCCGCAGCCGAGCGAGGCCGTGGCTGTTGCGACGGAGGAGGAGCCGGGTGCCGAGCCCACTCCCGCGACCGAGGCACCGACTACGCCGGAACCGGAGGCGACTCCTGAGCCGGCACCTCCCCCTTCACAGGAGCCTAGAAGTCAAATGGCCATGACCATCGAGGAGCGCGCCGCGCGCCAGGGTGAGATTCGATCCCGCCTGCAGGAGATCGACACCCAGTACGCCGGCGATGTGCTCCCAGAGGAGATCCGTTCCGAGTGGGACACCCTCAACACCGAGGACACCCAGCACAAGGCCGCCATCGCCGACATGGAGCAGCGTTCTGCTCGTCTGCAGGAACTCAACGGCGATGCCAGTCGTAGCGTCGAGGTGGGCGGACCGACCCGTTCTGCCCCGACCGTGATCATCAAGTCCCCCGAGAACGTGTGGGACCTGACCGAGTACCGCAAGCGAGCCCACAGCGTGGACGAGCTGCCGTCGCTCTACGAGGACGGCGCCAAGCGGGCGGTCAGCGACCTGCTGCCCATCGAGGACTCACAGCGCGCCAATCTGACCAAGCTGCTGGGCAGCGTCCAGGAGGACGAGCCTGGCGACCTGGCACGGCGCATCCTGGCGGTCGGCAGCCCGCTCTACTTCCGGGCCTTCGGCAAGCTGATGACCCAGCAGCCGCTGACCTCGGATGAGACGCGAGCACTGGCGACCTACACCAACAGCGGCGCCGATGGCGGCTACGCCGTCCCGGTCACGCTGGACCCGACGCTCATCAAGACCGATGACGGGGTGGCCAACGACATCCGCACCATCGCGCGGGTGGAGTCCATCACCGGACAGGAGTGGAAGGGCGTCACCAGCGATGCGGTGACCGTGTCCCGTGTCGCAGAGAACACCGCGGTCAGCGAGGATCCGCCCACGCTGGCGCAGCCTCGCGTCGTGCCGACCTCGGTCAAGGGGCTCATCAAGTTCAGCATCGAGGTTGGGCAGGACTGGAGCGCCCTCCAGCGTGAGATGGGCGGCCTGCTGGCCGATGCCAAGGCGGTGGAGGAGTCCACCTCCTTCGTGACCGCGACCGGCGACGGCATCACTGCCCCGCAGGGCGTGGTCGGCGGGCTGACCGGCCCGTACCGCATCACCTCCACCACGGCTGACACATTCGCCCTGGCGGACCTGTTCAAGCTGACCGGTGCGCTGGGACCGCGGTTCCGGCACTCCGGGTCGGCCTTCCTAGCAAACCGCGCCATCTACGATCTCGTCCGCCAGTTCGGCGTCGGGACCGTGGGCGATGCGGCCGTGTGGGTCGATTCGCTGCAGCCGGGCAACCCGTCGCAGCTGCTGGGCTAACGGGCCTACGAGGCGTCCTCGATGGCTTCGGAGACCTCCAGCGACGACGATGTCCTGCTGTTCGGTGACTTCCGCAACTTCATCATCGTGGACCGCGTGGGCATGAGCATCGAGCTTATCCCGCACATGTTCGACGGCAACGGTGCTCCCACCGGAACCCGAGGCATCTGGGCCATGTGGCGGAACAGCTCGAAGATCCTGGTTCCTGCCGCCTTCCGTCTGCTGACGACCGCCGGCAGCTAACCCCCAAGCGGGCGGGGGTCCTCCTTCGGCCCCCGCCCACCCCCTAACCGAGGTATCCGCATGGCTACCATCACCGCCCGCATCGCCATCGACTCGTTCACCACCGTGGTCAACGGTGAGCGGCGCTGGATCCTGCGCGGGCGCACCTATCCCAGCGACGACCCGGTGGTCATCGCCCGATCAACCCTGTTCCGGCCGGTGGCCGCCTACGACCCCGACAACGAGGAGGCGGAGGACATCGTCGAGCCGCCCAAGCCCAAGCGCCGCTACCGCCGCAAGAAGTAGGAGCCGACCGGCATGAGCCTGAGCGTCGATGATCTGCGCCTGCGCGTCACCTCCAAGCTGGGCGACGTGGCCCTTCAGGGCCTGCTGGACGCTGCCTACGAGGCGATCGACAACCATCTCGGCGTGACCGGCCCGGTGCAGGAGCTGATCCTGGCCTCTGGCAACGGCCCGTTGCTGATGCTGTCCCGCCGCGCCATGAGCATCACGTCGGTGACCGAGCACGAGACCACCCTGGCCGCCGACGACTACGAGCTGCGCTCGTCCGGCCAGATGCTGTACCGGCTCAACAGCGGCACCAACCCGCGCCGCTCGTGGCGTGCCGTCC